TGGTCAGCGTTCATACCCGGTAAACATCATCAGGTTATGGCTAACGCGTTTGAGCGCGTAGCCAGTGGAGACTTGAAGAGGCTGATAATAAACATGCCTCCACGCCATACTAAGAGTGAATTCGCCTCTTTTCTCCTGCCAGCGTGGTTTTTAGGTAAGTTCCCGGACAAAAAGATCATCCAAACAGCACATACTGCGGAGTTATCTGTCGGATTCGGACGAAAAGTGAGGAACCTTGTCAGTTCTTCTGATTATCAGGCTGTTTTCAACACAAAGTTGTCTGCTGATTCCAAGGCTGCTGGTAGATGGAACACCCATATGGGTGGTGAATACTTTGCTATCGGCGTTGGAGGCGCTGTAACGGGTAAGGGAGCAGACCTTTTAATCATAGATGACCCTCATTCTGAGCAAGAAGCTATGCAGAATGACCCAAAAATCTATGATAAAACGTTTGAATGGTATTCATCTGGGCCTAGACAGCGTTTACAGCCGGGTGGAGCCATAGTCATGGTTATGACCCGCTGGGCAAAGCGCGACCTGACGGGTCAGATACTGGAGCATTCTGCATCCAGAGGCGGGGATCAATGGGAAGTCATTGAATTCCCTGCATTAATGCCTTCTGGCAATCCTTTATGGCCTGAATTCTGGAGCAAAAGCGAGCTTGAGTCGATCATGGCGGAGCTTCCTGTCTCTAAATGGCAAGCTCAGTACCAACAGAATCCAACATCTGAACAGGGAGCCATAATCAAGCGGGAGATGTGGAACATCTGGGAAGAGGACAGAGCGCCTAAGTGCGATTACATCATTCAGTCTTGGGACACAGCATTTGAGAAGCACAACAGGGCTGACTACAGTGCTTGCACTACATGGGGCATCTTCTACCGGACAAATAACGAAGGTAAAGACATTGCCAATGTGATTCTTTTGGATGCATTCAAGGAGCGCATTGAGTTCCCGGACTTGAAACGGGCTGCGTATGAGTTCTGGAAGCAATGGAACCCAGATACCTTGATTGTGGAAAAGAAAGCAGCGGGAGCGCCTTTGATTTACGAGATGCGGAGCATGGGAATACCTGTTTCTGAATACACGCCCACCAAGGGTTCGGATAAGATTGCCCGTGTAAACGCTATATCTGACATGTTTGCCTCTGGTTTGGTTTGGTGTCCAGACACCCGTTGGGCTGAAGAGGTAATTGAGGAGATGGCTGCGTTTCCATATGGTGACAACGATGACTTGGTCGATTCAACCAGCCAAGCCCTTCTTCGTTTCAGACAAGGTGGATTTATAAGAGCGCCCTCAGATGAGCCGGAAGCAGTTAAGCGGTTTAAATCTCGTAGGGGTTTGGGGTATTACTAAGGAAAAAATATGGCTACTAATATAGATAAAGCATTGTACCAAGCTCCCGTAGGAATGATGGAGTCTCAAGAGCCGGATATTGAGATTGAGATTGAAGACCCTGAGTCCGTGAAGATTGGGATTGGCGGGATGGAGATTGAGATAGCGCCGGGTGGTGAGTTTGGTTGCAACCTAGCTGAAGAGATGGACGAGGGCCAGCTTTCGACCTTGGCAGGGGAACTGCTGGAAGACTATGAAAACGATATTACCTCACGTAAAGAGTGGCTCACCACTTACGTAGACGGGTTGAAGCTCCTTGGTTTGAAGTACGAAGAGCGTAGTGAACCTTGGCAGGGAGCTTGTGGAGTTACGCACCCGTTGTTAATGGAGAGCGCAGTTAAGTTTCAGTCTGAGACAATCATGGAGACATTTCCGGCTGCTGTGCCGGTGAAGACTGTGATCCTTGGTAAAGAGACTATTGAGAAGAACGAGGCTTCAGTTCGCGTTGCTGCTGATATGAACTACGAACTGACTGAGGTCATGCGGGAATACAGACCTGAACATGAGCGTCTTCTGTTAAGTCTGTGTCTGTCAGGTAATGCCTTCAAGAAGATTTACTTTGACCCGTCGATGGATCGGCAGACAGCGGTTTACATCCCTGCGGAAGACATCATTGTTTCTTATGGCACAGCTAATCTGGAAAGCGCAGAACGCGTAACACACCGGATGCGAAAGACCAAGAACGAGTTACGCCGGTTGCAGGTTGCGGGGTTCTATCGTGATGTTGATCTTGGTGACCCTATTGTAATTATGGACGAGGTGGAGAAACAGAAGGCAAAAGATCAAGGCTTTGCAGCCACGGTAGATAACCGTTTCCAATTGCTGGAGATGCATGTTGACCTTGATCTGGATGGTTATGCTGATGAAGACGAAGACGGGGAAGCTACAGGTATAGCCCTGCCTTATGTAGTAACAATGGAGAAAGGCACTAACACGATACTGGCTGTACGGCGTAATTGGCTTGAGGATGACAAACTTAAAGCTCGCCGCCAGCACTTCGTGCATTACGGATACATCCCCGGATTTGGGTTTTATTACTTCGGGCTGATACATCTGATCGGCGGACATGCGCGAGCAGCCACATCCCTTATTCGTCAGCTAGTAGATGCTGGCACATTGAGTAACCTTCCCGGCGGGTTAAAGGCGCGTGGGCTTCGCATCAAAGGAGATGACACCCCCATCTCCCCCGGCGAATTCCGTGATGTCGATCTGCCGAGTGGCGCGATAAGGGACAACATACTGCCCCTGCCATACAAGGAGCCTAGCCAAGTTTTGGCTGCGCTGATGGATAAGATCGTTGCGGACGGACAGAGGTTTGCAGCTACAGGTGATTTAAAAGTCAGTGATATGTCGGCACAGTCCCCAGTTGGGACTACGTTGGCAATATTGGAGCGAATGTTGAAGGTGATGAGCGCTGTACAGGCGCGGATTCACTATTCGATGAAGCAGGAGTTCAAGTTGCTTGCGGGAATTATCCGTGACAACACCCCAGAAGAATACGACTACGAGCCGGAAGTTGGTAGCAAGAAAGCTAAGAAAGCCGACTACGACATGGTGGATATCATCCCTGTGTCCGATCCTAACGCTTCAACGATGAGTCAGAGAGTAGTTCAGTTCCAAGCTGTGCTTCAGTTGTCTGCTGGCGCTCCGCAGATATATGACTTGCCCTATCTCCACCGGCAGATGATTCAAACGCTGGGCGTGAAGAACGCAGAGAAGATTGTCCCTGACAAGACGGACATGAAACCAGTTGACCCCGTTTCTGAAAACATGAATTTGATGAATGGCAAACCTGTTAAAGCCTTTCTATTGCAAGACCATGAAGCCCACTTGGGTGTTCACATGTCTGCTTTGCAAGACCCCAAGATTCAGAAGATTTTGGGGCAGAACCCGCAGGCACAGGCTATTGGGGCTGCGAGTATGGCGCATGTCATGGAGCATGTGGCGTTCCAGTACCGCAAAGAAATCGAGAAACAACTTGGAGCCGCACTACCCCCAATGCAGGAAGAAGGAATAGAAGCAGAAGATCGCACGTTGCCGCCTGAGATTGAGGTGCAGTTGTCGCAGCTTGCAGCACAGGCAGCAGCAAAACTCTTGCAGAAGAACAGCGCAGAAGCACAACAGCAACAGGCGCAACAACAAGCACAAGACCCGTTGGTGCAGATGCAACAGAAAGAACTTCAGATTAAAGAGTCTGATGTCCAGCGTAAAGCGGAGAAAGACCAAGCTGATAACGCCATCAAGCAGCAAGAGCTTCAGTTAAAAGGAACGGAGATTCAAGGGCGTCAGCAGATAGATGCGGCGAAACTAATGGCTGATTCTCAGAAGCACCAGACTTCTTTAACCCAACAGCAAAGCATGGCGCAGGATCGGGCTGGCGCTGATATGGCGAGGCATTCTAAAGACAAAGTTCTTGATTACACGAAACATCGTGAACAACTAGAACAACAGCGGCAGCAGCGAATGGAAGAAGCGCAAAGAGAATTTCTTATGCAAGCGCAGCAGAAAGCAAAGGAGCCAATTGAATGAGTTTCTCAACGCCATTTGATTACATCAAAACAAAGATTGATGAGCGGCGCACAGAAATAGAACAGCACTTAGGTCGTGGTGCTGCAAAAGATTACAGTGAGTATCAAAAACTTTGCGGAGTCATTCAGGGTCTGGATTTTGCAAAGGAATTAGCCCAAGACCTGCAAAAGAGAATGGAGAAAGATGACGATGACTGAGATACCGCAAGAAGAAGTTAAAGCCAAGCAGATGCCAGTTCCATCAGGGTTTCATGTTCTATGTATGGTTCCTGAGATTAAAGACGAGTTTGAGAGTGGCATTGTTAAGGCTGACGTTACCAAAACTTATGAGGAACGGTTGACCACGGTGTTGTTTGTCATGGCACTCGGCCCTGATTGTTATAAGGATGCGGTTCGGTTTCCGTCTGGCGGCTGGTGTAAAGAAGGTGATTTTGTTTTGGTACGACCCAATACTGGGTCGCGGCTGAAAATTCATGGACGGGAATTCCGTCTTATCAACGACGACAATGTCGAGGGTGTTGTTCAAGACCCCCGTGGCATAGCTCGCGCATAGGAGAATCAAATGGCTGAAGAAGCATATAAGTTCCCTGACGAAGGCTCCACTGTAGAAGTGGAGGTAAGCCCGGAGGTCGAGGTTGAGGTCGTAGACGATACGCCAGCAGCAGACCGTAACCGGGAGCCACTGCCACAAGCAATGGTGGATGAGCTAGAAAAGGATGATCTGGCTGAGTATTCCACTAAGGTGAAGCAGCGTCTGGGTCAGATGAAGAAGGTCTGGCATGACGAGCGCAGGGCTAAAGAATCAGCCACGCGTGAGCGGGAAGAAGCCGTTACTGTAGCCCAGCGATACATTGCTGAGAACAACGCGCTTAAACAAAGGCTGGGCGCTGGCGAGAAAATGCTTATAGGTGCGGTTACTAAGACCGCCACAGATGAGCTTTCTGCGTCCAAACAAAAGCTAAAAGAGGCTTATGAGGCTGGTGATGCTGACGCAATTGCTGATGCACAAGAGGCGATGACGGACGCAAAATTCAAGCTCCGTGATTACCAAAGTTATAAACCTACTTTACAAACCCAAGAAACTGGGGTAGAACGCAATCAACAGGCACAAGCACCACAGCAAGTCGTTGATCCCAAGGCAGAAACTTGGCGTCAAAAGAATACTTGGTTTGGTGTTGATGAGGAGATGACAGCCCTCGCACTGGGTCTGCATGAAAAACTTGTCAAGGAAGGTGTTGATACGACTAGCGATGCGTATTACAACCGACTGAACAGTACGATAAGAAAGCGATTCCCTGAATACTATGAGGGGGATCAAACGGAATCGACGGGCAGGCCCGCGAACCGCAAAGCAGCCAATGTAGTTGCTCCAGCCACGCGTAGCACCGCGCCAAACAGAGTGCGACTTACACAGACGCAGATGGGTCTGGCGAAGAAATTCGGCCTTACCCCTGAAGCCTATGCGCGTGAAGTAATCAAATTGGAGAATACAAATGGTTGATGCTAATAATCGTAATGATCGTGAACAAGAAAATCGTGCAGCAACTCAACGCGCAAAGCGTTGGGAGCAACCAACTGGACTGCCCACTCCTCAACCGGAAGAAGGGTATTCGTTCAGGTGGGTACGGACAGCTTTGCTGGGTCAATTTGACCCGACGAATACGTCTGCAAAATTCCGTGAAGGTTGGGAACCTGTAAAAGCGGAGTCGCAACCGCACATGCATGTCTTCTCTGATCCTAACAGCAAGTTTAAAGGCAATATCGAGATTGGTGGGCTTTTACTGTGCAAAATTCCTAAAGAATTCATGGAACAACGCGCAGCATTCTATAACAAAGCGTCCGCAGATCAGATAAAAGCCGTAGATAACAGCTTTATGCAGTCCAACGATGCGCGTATGCCTCTCTTTAGTGAGAAGAAAACCGCCGTTTCGTTTGGCAGCGGTACCAAATAACGTAAATATTTAACTAATTTTCAGGAGTCCTTAATGGCTTATCCTACTGTTTCAGCACCCTACGGGCTAATCCCCGTAAATCTGCTGGGCGGACAGGTTTTTGCTGGTTCAACCCGGCAAATTCCCATCCAAACGGCACATGGCACCAGTATTTACTTTGGTGATGTGGTTCTCATGTCTTCAAATGGCTGTATCACTACGGCTGTTTTGACTGCGACCACGGTCAATGTGGTTGGTATCTTTATGGGTTGCAGCTATATCAACTCATCGGGCCAGCGCATTTATGGTCAGTATTACCCCGCTCTGACTACCGGCACCCCGGACACCACGAGTGCGATTACCGCGTATGTTGCGGATGATCCTGATCTGGTGATGAAGACCGCGATTGTTTCTGGCACTACCACTGTTGCACAAGCTACCCGTGCGAATTTGGTTGGCGGAAATGTTTCGCTGGTTGTTAACGCCGGTAGTACGACCACCGGCAACAGCGCACACGCTGTTTTGAATAGTTCTGTAACTACAGCAGCAGTC